CGTCGCTCCAACTCGCACCACACCACCCGCCGGCGCCGTCGCCACAATGCGTCGCACTCCCGGCGTCGCGTCCACACCCGCACGGCCCGCCGGCGGAACGCCTACCCGATCGCCTTGAACCGGAGGCGCCACGGCCGCAAGCGCCGCCGGAACCCCGGGCTCCTCTCGTCCGGGAAGGGGCTGGTCAAGGGCGTACTCCGCACCGCAGTGGATGGCGCGGTCGATTCGCTCTACGGCGCGGGCGGGTGGCTCGCCGCGCAGGCGGGGGCGCACTACATCCCGCTCACGGATTCGGCGTCGACCGAAATCCTCGGGCTGCAGCCGCTCGATACGCTCAAGCGGCTCGGGACGAGCGTCGCCTTGGGGTTCCTCGCCAGCAAGATGCGCGTGAGTCCGATCCACGTCCGGATGCTCGTCATGGGCGGATTCTTGAACACGACGCTCTCGGTCGTCGAGAGCTTGATCCCAACGTCACTCGCCGGCGGCTTGGGGCTCTACCCGGGGCAGCCGCATCTCGCGGGGATGGGCGATGCGTTCGTCGCGCAAGGATTCTTCCCGCCGCTCCCGGGCGGCACGCACGGCGACTATCACGGCGACCCCGCGTTCATGGGCGCCTACCCCGGCCGCTCGTAGGCCGGGCCTGACCTCAATCGGATACTGACTCCCTCTCTCACTCAGACTCTTAGACCCCTATGTCACTCCGCATCGTTGTTCAGGCCCTGCCGCAGGCGGTCCTCGTTGGCCGATCGACACCTCTGTTCAGTGCACAGGGTGAGACGATCCCGTGGGTGTTCTACGACACCATCAATTACCCCGCGGCCGGCACCGTCTCCAACCTCAACTACTTCCAGACCGTCCAGAGCGACAAGACGCTCGGCAATCTGGACCAGGGCGGGCAGCTCCCGGCTGGGTTCTTCCACCAGATCAACAGCTTCCAGTTCGACCCGTTGTCCGTCCCGGCGATCGCGGCCGCGGGCGCGGCGGGCACGACACTGGCCGGCCCGGCCCAGGACTTGGCGATCTTGTTCTCGACGGCTCGCGCACTCTTTCAGTTCACGATCTCGAGCAAGCTGTACGTGCAGGTGCCGTTGACCTACCTGCACGCTTCCGGCTATCCGGTCGCGGTGCTGGCCGGTGCGTTCACGGCGGCGACCCAGGCCCAGTTCGTGGGCAACTCGTTCCCGGATGGGGATTACTACATCGGGAACAACATCATCATCCCGCCGCAGCAGGCGTTCCTGGCGAGCATCATCTTCGCCGGCGCGCCGAACGCGATCAACGTCGCGACGCTGCTCCGGATCGGGATGCCGGGCGCGTTGACCCGCCGCGTGTTGTAATCGCGCGGTACGTACACGACGTGCACGGGCCCGAAGTCTCGTGCACGTCGTGGTCGGGCTCCTACTTCGAGAGTTGCACTCGCGGTCGATCCGTTCATGGTCCACCCCTGATCCGTCTTTCTCTCGCGCTCGAGCGCTGACCCCTTATGCCGCAACCGCCCGCCAACGGGATGAGCTATCCGCAGACGATCTCCGATCTGCTGTTGCCGGGGAACCCGTTCCTCGGCACGCTCCCGCGCAAATACTGGTTCTGCTTGAAGAAGGCGTTCGCCTACGGGGTGGACTATCTGCCCTTGACCGCGGGCGCCTCGGGCGTGCAGCAGTCCATCACGATCGACAGTGACAGTGACTTCGTGCTCATGCTGCCGCAGATGATCGTCACCGACTCGACGAACTTGATCCAGAAGTCGTTCGCGCCGGCGCTCATCAATCTCAGTAGCTCGCTCAACAACCAGTTCATGTTCCAGACAGCGCGGCACGTGATGACGTTCGCGTCGATCCCCGGGGTGGTGACGCCGCAGTATCTGCCGATGGCGTACATCTACCCGAAGGGCACGGTCCTCAACACGCTCTTGTCGAACTTGGACCTCGTGAACACCTACAACTACCGGTTTACGTACTGGGGATTCAAGGCGTACACGCAGGTGCCCGCGGACGGCGGGGACGGGAGCTCGTCACCGAGCGATGGCACGACGGGCGGCATGGGCGCCTACCCGCATCGCGGCTTCGTGCGCCGGTAACGCGAGAAACTTTCGTGGCCTTCCAGCGGAGCCGGGGCGGGATCTACAAGCGGGTCCGGATGCCGGGCAACATGGTGCCGGTCATCCCGGGCCCGCGGCCGGGTGGCGCGGCGTCGGACCCGTCCGCGTATCTCGACGTCGAGATGTACCACGCCGAGGTGGATGGGGTCTCGGCGCCGTACTTGGCGGGCGACCCCGGCGGGCCACCCAACGCGATCCCCGCGGTGCAGGTGCACCCGGTGTGGGAGTTCCCGCCCAGTAACGCGTTCCAGTTCTACCAGAACATCACGAGCACGCAGTCGATCGGGCTGACGCTGCCGCCGCCGCTCACGACGACGGCGCAGCTCCCGGCCGTGGCGGGCGCGACGCTCTTGCTCCCGGAGCTCGTGTATGTGCCGCCCGCGAACATGTTCACGGTGTTGCGGCTGGCGAGCATCTTCATCGACAACCCGACAGCGGCCGAGAACGTCACCTATATCATCCGGATCAACCAAGCCCCGGTCTCGGGGTTTACGTTCCGGTTCTTCCCCCGGATCGCGGCCAACGAGTCGACCGACTTCGAGTTCGTCTTACGCGATATCCCACAGGGCGCCACGGTCGACATGCTGATCCAGAACAATGCGAACACGGGCCCATGGACGGTGGGCGGCGCCTTGTCGGGATGGAGCTATCTCAAGAGCGACGAGATCGCCTTGTACGGGAACGTGAGGGTCTAGCGTCGTGGACTATCTCGTCATCGCCCAGGCGTGGGGCGGGTTCGACGAGCCGATCGCCATGCGCGCGCGGTCGATACGCGCAGTTCGCCGGATCCACGACACGCTCGACGCGCGGCCGCTCCCGGATCGCGCCACGCATTGGTCAATCGACATCTTAGGACGCGCGAAGGGCAGTGATATCTATCGCGCGATCGGAGAGAGAGAGTGGGCCGCCATCTTCCCAGAGCAGGCGGCGGCTGACGCGCAAGCACTCGCCGAGGCAATAGCCGACCCGAAGATCCGGAAGCGCTAATGGCCTTCGGCACCCAGTCCGTCATCCTCTCGAACGGGATTCAGGCTGGTCCCTCGTTCGCGCTCGCTCAGGGGCTCTTTGTCTCCGTCGTCTCGCCGGCGACTGCCTCGAGCTCGCCGTCCCTTCGCCTGACGGCCGGGCCGCCCGACCAGATCGAAGTCGGCCCGAGTACGACGCCGCACTCCACCGTCATCGGGTTCGGCGCCGTCGTCCCCGTGGGAGGCGCTGGCAACCAGGTCGTCATCGGCACGGGCGCGAACACGACCGCGACGCAAGACGATGTCGTCATCGGCCACTTGGCGAACGCCGGCGTCGTCAGTGCAGCACTGGGCGCGGTCGCGATCGGGGTCAGTGCGAGCGTTGGCGGTGCCGGATCCAACGCCGGGGGCGGCGTCGCGATCGGGAACGCGGCCTTAGCGAACAACGGGATCGCGGTCGGGGTCGGGGCCACGTGCCTCTTAGGGATGGTGGCGATCGGGGTCAACGCGGTCGCCAAGAACTTCGGGATCGCGATCGGCAACGGCGCGGATGCGGAGTTCGGCGGTGGGCACGGGAACGGTGCGATCGCGATCGGCCGCAGTGCGGCGGCGCTCGAGTCCACCGACATCGTGATCGGGACCGGGAACGGCGGCACGGCGGCTGCGGCGGGCGGCAATGTTCTCTTGGCGTCGGGCGTCGGCGGCTCCGGCGTACAGGCCTCGAATTGCATCGTCATCGGGTCCAGCTCGAATTTCGGCGGGGCGTCGAATCTCCCGGCCTCGGCCGCAGCGGGCGCCACGTTCTCGACCGTCATCGGTGGGAATAGCCAAGCGCAGCACGCGGGCGCGCGGCTCTTAGGGCGAGGGCTCGTCTCGACCGCCGCGAATCAGACGCTGATCGGTGGGACCGACGATCCGGCCGCGACGGTCATCTTCGGTAATGGGGCAGTCGCGGCCATCCCGCAGAACGTCATCGTCGGGGTGACCGGCGGATCTGGGGCGAACACGCCCGGCGCGAGCCACACGATCGCCGGCGGCCAGTCGACGGGCAACGTCGGGGGCGGGTCCATCATCTTCCAAACGAGTCCCGCGGGCGGCGCCGGATCCGGCGTCAATGCGTTGGTGACGGCACTCACGATCGACTCGACGCAGACCGTCACGTTCGCGGTGGCACCAAAGATCACGGCGACAGTGGCGACCGGTGCGGTGACTCTGGGCGCGTTGACGAATGCGCCGGGCACAGCGACGGCGGCATCCCCGCCGCAGGCGTGGGGGGCCATCTTTATTGGCGCCACGCGCTTCGTAATGCCGTTGTGGACGGCGTAACTCATCGTACTTGGAGATCCCATGTCCATCGTTGTCGCAAAGTCCGCCCTGTTCAAGCAAACCGCTCTGGCAGGGCTAGTCTTGCCGTTTCAGTCGGTTCTCGGCGGCCACTACCGGCTGTCGGTCTTCCTGTCTGTGAATGCGAACGCCGGAGCACTGGGCACGATCTACCCGGCGGCAACGTGGAGCGACGCGTATGGGGCGCAATCGCTTGCGACGGTACTAGAGCCCGCGCGTGTCGGCGTGCCCTATGCGTCCGGCGGCATCGTGTCGTGGTCGTCTGTCGTGTACGTCGCGCCATCGGGACTCAGTGGCGGGGCAGACGTGCTCTTGGGCGCCGATCGCACACTCTCTGATCCGGTCCCCGCCGGCTCTGAGTATGACCTTCACTGTCTGATCGAAGAACTATCGGCACCGCTCATCGTGAGCCAGGGCTAATCCCATGACCCCACCGATCCGTATCCCCAAGTTCGTCACCGCGAGCTACACGATGCAGAAGACGGACGGGTGGATCATCGTCCAACCGAGCGTCACCTCCCCGGCGCAGATCGTGATTCAGTTGCCGTTCGATCCCGACTTGGATGCGGACTATCTCGTCACACGCGCCTATGGCTACGAGGAGCCCTCGACGGTCGACGTCGTCGTCGTCGGGAACGTGGGCGGCGGCTCGGCGGGCGACACGCTCTACTCGATCCCGGCCACCGCTGGCGGCTACCACCTGGGCCGCATCAATGGGAGCGCGCGGTTCGCCGTCAGCTCCCAGCAGCAAGGCGCGATCCCGCGCCCCTATACGGACTGGCTCGTGTCGTCGAGTCTCGATCTCGAGACCTTCGCGTCGCCATTCATCCCGAACTTGGCGGGGACGGTCATTGTGCCGCTCGCCGGGTTCGCGCCGGGCAACGGGGGTGGCGACGGCGGACACCCGCGGAGCCTGTACGGGCTGTCGCTCGCGGTGAGTCCTCCGCTCACGACCGGGAAGCTCACGCTGTCCCCGCGGTTCAACGGCGTGGCGCTCTCGCCCGATGTCGTGGATTTGACGCCGGCGACGCAACCGGCGGCCTCGCGCGTGACCGCAGCCAGTCCGATCGCCGGGCCCGGCGTCGGGTTCTTCACGCCCGAGGGCGGGTGCTTCCTGTTCGCCGCACCCTCAGCCGGCGGGATCTTGGATGTGGCCGTGATCGCGTCCGGGGGCGCGGCCGGGCCGACGCAAGGGATCGTGACCGCGAGCATCTTCTAGGAAGGGGGGGTCCACCATGCCCGATCCCGCCCGCCAGCAGATCGCGACGCTTATCAACCCGTTGCCGTTGAACGGCGGCCGTGCCCCGACCATCGTGACCGGCAACTACGGGATGCGGAAAGATGACGGGTGGGTGGTGGTCGTGCCGGCCCTCGCCTCGGGACAGGTGGTCATCACCCTCCCGGCCGATCCGGACCCCGGCTCGACCTACTTCGTCACGCGTGCGCTCGGCGCCGTTGATCCCTCGACCGTGGATGTCGTGGTCGTCGCCAGCCCGCAGCAGTCGGCGACCGGGGGGTACGACACCCTGTACTCGATCGGAGCGAACAACGGCGGCTACCACATCAGCCGTTTTAACGAGACCATCGGATTCGGGGTGTCGTCGCAGCAGCCGAATTTCGCCCCGCACCCCTACACCGACTGGTTCGCGTTCACCTTCGGGGGGTTGGGGTTGGAGACGTATAGCGCGGCGTTTGTGCCGAACTTGGCTGGCTCGGTCATCGTGCCGTTGGCGGGGTTCGCGCCTGGGAACGGGGCGGGCGATGGCGGCCATCCGCGGAGCCTCTATGGGCTCTCGATCGCGGTCACGCCGCCTTTGAGCGCCGGAAATCTCCGATTGGCGCCCCGATTCAACGGGGTCGCCCTCTCGGCGGATGTGCTGGACCTTTCATCTGCTACGCAGCCGTCGGCATCGCGGGTGACGGCGGCCTCACCGATCGCGGGGCCCGGCGTCGGGTTCTTTACCGGGGCGGGGGGCTGCTTTCTCTTTTCCCCGCCGACGGCCGGGGCCATTCTCGATGTGCAGATCACCGGCTCAGGCGGCGCGACGGGCCCGACGGCCGGCATAGTGTCGGCATTCGTCTTTTAGGGATATACTGGTGACATGACCAACGACGAGCAGGTCGTCATCGATGTCTTGGAGCACCACGCCAAAACGTGGGATGCAACCGATCCGCAGCAGGCACAGACGTTCCGTGATGCCATCGCGGTGTTGACGGCGCCGCAGACGAGCGGCGTGCTCCTCCCGGAGGCGACCCCACCGGCGGGTCCGCTCTCGGTCGACCCCGCGGTGCTCGTCCACCACCCCGTGAACCCCGACGCGGAGACACCTGTCAATGGGTAACCTCGCTCAGGTTCAGACGTCCGAGATCGTCTCCACGGTCGCGACGCCTGCGACCATCCCTAATTCCCTCGCCACGACCGAGCCGCAGGACCAGCCATTCAACAACTACCGGGCCTTCACGGTCCCGAACGTTGCGAGCGTCTTCACCCCGGACCTCTCCCAGGGCTCAGGCCAGTTCATCACGGGCATCGCCGGCGCCTCGACGATCGCCAACCCCATCAACCCGCCGGCCCAGAATGCCAATAGCGGGTTCGAGATGATCGTCTGCATCATCAACGCCTCGGGCGGGGCGCTGGGCGCGATCACCGCGGGCACCCAGTACAAGCTCGTGGGCGGGGCCTTTCCTATCGTCGCGAACGGGACCCGGGTCTATGTCTCGTTTACGAACATCGGGACGCAGGCGGCACCGGTGTACAGCGAGACGGGGCGGGGCGCGGGCACGGCCAACTGATCGATGCCGAAGCGCGCCGCCATGGAACTGACCCACTATCAGGCCAAACGGCGGCGCGGCAATCCGCAGACATCGCGGGCGTCGGTCATCGACGAAACCGAGCGGGCCCTCGAAGCCTTCGTCAAGCTCGAAGACATCCTTCGCGAGTTCGGCGAACACATCGAAGCGGCCGATGATGAAGCTGAAGGGCTCGCCCGCCAGATCGGACCCGCGATGGCCGACCTACTGTACGGGATCGTCAACGCACTCCGCGTCGCCGAGGCAATGCGCACAGCGCCCAAGGCCACCATTCTTCGTCTGGAAGATGATCCCGAGTACGGCACGAGCTTGGACGACATGATCGAACAACTGGAGGCGTGACGTGAGCGGCATTCAGAAACCCGTCATCACCCGCGTCTGGGTCGTGAAGACCGCCATCTTGTACGTGGGCTTTCTGGCGGTCGTGTGGTACTTGGGGTGGAAATATCTCGGGAGCGGGATGACCCACTGATGAAAAACCCATCAGGGGTGGACCAAGAACGGTCAACGACCGAGAAGCCGCGCGACTTCGGGTCGGACTTTTGCCTGCCGGCGCTCTCGGGGCTCAACCGCAAAGAAGCGGCGCGCGTGGCGCTCGCGCTCGATGCCGCGATCCTGTTCGGCGTGCTCGAATACGCTGAGGGCAACACGTCGTTGCAGGACCTGGGCGCGGTTCGGAAGCGGTACGCCGAGAAGGTGGCTCGCTTGAACGGCGCGCACTGAGATGGCAAAGGGCATCGACATCGCCGGCGACGTGCGCCCCCATCTCGACAAGCTGAAAGCCGCAGGCGTCGAGTTCATCTTCCGCTACTACGCGCGCCACACGCACATCCCCGGCAAGATCCTCACGTTGGACGAAGCGCAGGCGATCAGTGCCGCGGGGTTCAAGCTCGGCGCCGTGTACGAGAACGGATTCCCGACGACGGCCGAGTACTTCACGAGCGAGCAGGGGAAGGCGGACGCCGCTTCGGCGCTCAACCAAGCGCTGATGATCGGCCAGCCCGCCGAGACGCCGATCTACTTCGCGGTCGACTGCGATCTCTCGTATGACGCGATCAGCACGCGGCTCTTTAACTACTTCGTCGGCATTCGCAACACGTGGGACGTCCCCGGCCATCCACGACTCCCGTACGCTGTCGGCGTCTACGGCTCCGGGCTCGTCTGCGAGAAGATGACGGACTGGGTGCTGGCGAATTACTCATGGCTCGCCGGCGCGAAAGGATGGCAGGGCTACGAAGCATTCCTCCCCCGCGCCACCATCGTCCAAGCGCCGTTCCCGGAAAGCTTCCCTCGCGATCTCCACGATTTCCCCTACTCCGACAGCGACTGGGACACGACGTCGACGGAAGACTACGGGGGGTTTCAGGTGCCGGTCGCGCCGACGGCGTGAGCGATGATCGCGCTACCGGGTGAGGTGAGCGTCGCCGTGGTGTACGCCGGTGCCGTATACGACCGGGTCGTCACACGTTGGGTGCGCTGCCGCGTGTGCCACAAGCCGCTCGAACCGCGCGACTTCTGCGCCGGCTTCTCCGTCTGCGACGATTGTCCGATCGAATGATATGTCCACGGTCTGCACCGTCGCGATCGACGTCGAGATCACCGATGAGGAGCGTCATATTCTCGGCCGAGTCCTCGCCCGACAGCGCATCGGCTCCAAAGGGCAGCACAACCCTTACGCGAACCGGGCCGAGATCAAGGCGTGGGCCCGCCAAGTGCTCGCCGCCGAGATAAAGCGTCTCGGCACGCGTAACTTGTAAGCCTCTCTCACGCCCGGAGCCCTGACCATGCTCTCGCAACCCCTCATCTGCATCATCCTCGGGTTTGCCATCTCGCTGGCCGTGAACGCGCTCAAGTCGCTGCCCTTCGTGAAGAACAACCCGGTCGTCGTGGCCAGCGTGGTGTCGATCTTGCTCTCGCTGTTGCAGCAGGTCCATCTCACGGGCGGCATCTTCTCCGCGTTCAACCCGATCGATCTCGTCGTCTGCTTTCTGACGCAGCTCTCCGCGGCAGTGGCCACGCATGAAATCGCGATCAAGCCGGCCGCGCAGCGGTTGGTGAACGTGAATCCGCCCGCCGTCCAGTTGCCCCCCGTGACGAACGCGGGGCTGACGACCACGCCCGGCTCGCTTCTCAAGTAGGTTCCCCATGGAACTCACCATCCATCTCCATATCCACGATCATCGCTCTCCCCATTCAGAGGACCGCTTTATGTCTGCACTCGACGATCTCACTAGTGCCATCAACTCCCTCGGCACGGCCCTGACGAACATCGCCACGGCGGTGGCCAACCTCCCGGCCGCGGGCGGCGCCACCCCGGCCCAGCTCAACGCGCTCAAGACCGCTGTCCAGGCCGAGCTCGCGACCGCCCAGAGCGTGCTCGCGGCGCTGACCCCGACCGGCGGGACCCCGACCGCCCAGATCGCCACGGCGCTGACCGGCGTCTCGAGCGCGGTCTCGGCGCTTCCCACCGCGGGCGATGCCACGGATGCCCAGGTCGCGACGGTCGTCTCGGCGGTGACCCCGCTCTTGGCCTCGGCCCAGACGGCGCTCGCCACGATCACGCCGGCCACCGCGGCGACATCGGCCGTGGGCGCGGCCTTGAGCAACATTCAGAACGCCGTGGCGGCGATCCCCGCCCCGACCGGCGTCGGGCTGCCGGCCGCGCAGGTTCAGGCGTTCGTAGCGACGGTCACCACGCAGGTGACGGCGGCGCAGACGGCGCTGGCCACGATCCCCGCGCCGGCGGCCCCGGCTCCGGGCGCTACGGCGAGCGCGTTCAAGCGGTAAGACCGGTAAGTTCTGGCGGATCATGCCCGTTGATGATCCGAGCCCAAGCGATGCGCTCCGTGTCCATCTGGATGCGGAGCGCAGTCGTTTGTACGAGAAACTGTACGATGAGCGGGACCGCTGGTACCGAGAACGCCATGACGCGCAACGCGAGCTGGCGGCCGAGCGGGATCACCGGTATACCGAGCGGTTCAATGCCCAGGAAGAGGCCCTACGGGTAGCTCGCGAGTCGTGGAAGCGGGAGCTGGCCGGCGTCAACGAGCTTCGGGGCCAGTTGAACGACGTCATCGACACGAAAGCCGAGAAAGGCGAGACCAATATCCGGGTCGATGCCGTGGACAAGAAAGTCGACGACTTGACGACGACGGTGGCGGCACTGACGGCCACGGTCGCGAAAGGCGGGGGCCGGTCAGCGGGGCTCAACGCGGGCTGGGGCTATCTGCTAGGCGCCATCGGGGCGTTGGCCATATTGTACAGCATCCTTTCGCATCTCGGGACCAAGCCATGAGGAACCCATGAGCCCCCTCACCTCTCGCCAGTGGGTCCAGCTCGCCATCACCACCGCCGTCCTGGTAGCGGCCGGGCTGGGTGGGGTACTGGCCACCAGGGCCACCGCCCCGAAACTCGCTCCTGCGGTCAGCCAGCCCCCCGCAGCGGGCATTTCAGCTCCCGTCACGCCAAGTGCGCCGAGCCCGATAACGGCCTTTGACACCGCCCATGAAGTGTCCAACTCGGCGCCCCTGGCCGTTCCACCGGTGAGCGCCCCCGATGCTGGGGCCGTGCTCGCCTGGCAGGGCATCATCGCCGTCAACGACACGACCGGGAATCTCCGGTCCGATCTCGGGTGGCGGCCGGCGACCCAGGGAGAGTCGGTATTAGGGGTGCTTCGATGCGCCGTCGCCACCGAAGTCAAGCCCCGGCCGCGGCGGGTTCTCGTGGCGCCGAACAGCCCCATCGCGGCACCGACGTACGTCTGGACCGTGTGCTCGAGAGGGTTCGCCCAGTGGGACTCGCTCGAGGCGGCATCTGGGGGCAGGTGGCCGAAGCCGTAACCGTTGTATTATTGGCAGTATTCGGCCCGTGCGGGGTTCAACTCCCCGACATGCAGAACCCGCTGCATGGTTGCCATCCACTGGGGATGCTCCGGTCGCCGACAGTCCTCGGCTGGGGCTCAATACGGGAATGCTCCGGCCGAGGGCGCTCCGGCCGTTGATCGTTCTTGGTCCATCCCTGATGTGGCTTCTCGGTCCATCCCAAAAAGTCTGTAGTCTTGTGCTCCACGGTGGAGATCAGTAACCGTTCCGGTATGACGGTAGCTGATGTCATCTCCGCGCTCTCCAGTCTCCCGTCCGATCGCGTCGTCGTGATGCAGATGGGTGTCGCGATCGAGCACGTGCGCGGCGTCGACGAACTTCCCAATATGTGTCTTATCTCGACACCCATGGCCGGCCAGTTCTGGACCAAAGCCTGGGCCGGCGAGCGTGTTGACATGGGGTACGCGCCGGAGTCCCAGACCCTCGCGGTGATTCGATGAAGACCGATGGCATCCGGTCCCTCGTGCGAACGCTCGCCCGCACGGTCGGGGCGGCCCGATTCATTGAACGAGATTTAGAGCCGAAGATCCGGCGCGCCGCCCAGGCAAAACTCGATGAGTTCGAGCGGACCGTGGATGAGACGCACCAACTACTAGCCGAGACGTATCGCGCCGGCGGGATGAGCGAGAGTATGATCTCCGACCTAGAGAGGCATCGCCGCGAGAACGATCAACGACGGGTGCGCGAGAGATGAGGCGACTCATCCTGGCAGTCGAGACTGTGCTCAAGGCGCGACAACAGCGATGTGACGAAGCGGAGACGCGCATGGATCAGTGGACGCGCGAAGAATATCTGTACTGGTATCGAGAACGCACCGAATTGATCGACTTGTGGCAACAGCAGCGCGACGATTGCTTGGCCGAAATGCAGCGCCGGTTCCCGGACACACCGCCATGAGCCGCCTTCGCCCAGGCGAGTTCTACGTCGCCGAAGACGAGGAAACCCGCCGCACGCGCCGCGCGGATGGGTCGGTCTTCACATGGTATAAGGACAAGGCCGCCCGACGCCAGCAAGTGTTTGACCTGCGCATGAACGATCGGCTTGAGCCTGACGAAATTGCGCTCCGACTTGGCATTTCGACGCGAACCGTGTATCGAGACCTCGCGGCGTGCTTCGCCAGGATGCACCGTTAACGTTACTGACAAAGTGCTGACACGGCGGGCAGGGTGTCAGCACTTTGTCAGTGGATCATTTAGGGGAACAGCCATGGCGGAACCGCTTGCGGTAATGATCGAAAAGGCCCGGAACTATCTCCGTACCGTCGGCAGCGGCCTCACTCGCCAACAGATTTCCGACGCCCTCTTCCGTCAGTTCAAGGATCTCAAGGACGCGCTCATCCCGATACTGCTCACGCGGTGGGTCTGGGAGCAGATGCGCGCGCTCAAGAGCGACGACCGGATTCCCCTGTTCGGCGTCTTCGCACGCGAAAGAGAGATTGCGGTTACGGCCGAGCGCGCACCGGTCGTTCGGGAGGTGGACTGGACGGAGTCGCAGTATGTAGAACAGGCGCGGCGATACAAACACTCCATCGATGCCCAGCAGCGAAAACTGGATGCTCTAGCGGTCCGGTATCAGAGCCGATTCAAAAAGCCCTTGCAGCTCGACCTGTTCGAGAAACCCCCGAGAACCGAGTGACCAACCGCAAAGCCAACCGGGCCGCTCTCTCCCGCGCAGCGGAAACGCTCGCCAACTACCCGAAGGTTCCCGAGCCCGCGACGTCTCCCGTCTGTGATGCCACGAGAGCGGTCCTCATGGGAATGCAGCTCCAAGCGCAGACGATCCAAGAAGCGCAGAACGCCATCAACCGGGTGGTCTCCGCGTACAACTCGACGATGCAGGCCATCGGCGCCTTGGCCGCACGAGCGGAGAACGTGAACATCGAAACCCACCAGTTAGACGTCGACCGGATGGTGTGGGTGGAGCGAAAGAAATGACATCAGGGGTGGACCGAGAAGGGTCAACGACCAATGCTGCGCGACTGTAGCCCGCCGAAAGACGGCGAGCCGTATTACTATCGACTCACGATCGCGCTCGTCCGCGTCGACCACGCGAGCGGCGACGAGTGCGACGAGCGGTTCACGATGACGGCTCGGCTCGGCGGCTACGTGCCCGCCTTGTACGAGCGGCTCATATCGGAAGTCGAGATGTGGGACATGCTCGCGCGCGGCGGGTTCATCTCGCCAAAGGATCGGGCCCTCGCGGTTGACCCTTCTCGGTCCACCCCTAGTCTTTGAATTTATGATCGCCGAAGGCCGCTACATAGAATCCCACGTCCGGCGCGGGACCGCCAAAGGGAAATGGCGTCTCGTCGGTCGATCGTACGGCGGGCAAGAGGTCATCTGGTTGACCCCGCAGCCCGATGGTAACTATCTCGTGGGGACCAAGCTCCACTCGCCCAAGCCGATCCACATCGATTTACTCTGTCATCTCATGTACGGCGCCACCCAGGAAAGTGACTGAACGATGGACAGATTAGGGGTGGACCAAGAACGGTCAACGGCGGAACCCGTGCTCGATGCGGAAGGTCTAGGTGTCGACGCGGTCACGGCGCAAATCATCGTCGACGATCACATGACAGAGGCGTCCGTCGTTCGTGCATTCGCCGCGCGCATGCTGGCGCGTTACGACACGATGGACCTGCCTCAGCGGTACGAGGCGGCCGCGAAGAACTTGCAGGACGTTGCGCGCATTCTAGAGCGCGGTGCCTGCAATGCGGCGCGCCGGTTCTTTGTTGACCGTTCTCGGTCCACCCCATGATGATCTTGCTCTCCGACGTCGACCCGGAAGACGACGACCTCGACGACGATTTGGACTTCGACGATGACGAGATGGAGGACGAGGACGGGGGGCCCGAGGATGACCTCGATGCGAACACCGAAGGGGACCTCGACCTGGACGAAGACGACGACGATCTCGATGACGAGGATGATCTCGAGGACGACGACGAAACCTGCGAGCACGGCAAGACGCTCGACGAGCACTGCCCCGAGTGCGATGGCGACGACGACGAGGACGAGGATGACAGAGAAGGCTGAGGAGTCTGAGGCGGTCGGCCGCCACATCGCAACGAACGACGCTGATCTCGTCGCGGAGATACGGGCGCTGCATCTGCAATGCGTCCGCCTGGGGCTTCGCGGCGTGATGGTGCTACAGGGCGATGACTGCTGGCGCGTGCAGCCGCTCGGCAACGTCATGCCGCTCGACAGTCTCGGGCTGATGTCGGCTGGTGCGGCACTCGAGCGTGTTCGGCTAGCGGAGGTCTACCTTGCCGACCGAAGAGATGGCTGACGAGCCCGAGACCGTCGCCGGCTATTGGGTGCAGATGCGCCACGCCGAGTCGGGCGGGATCGTCTTGTCGGATGCGGTCGTGACCGAATGGGCGGACGTGGCCTTACGGAAAGCGCTCGACCACCTCGACGCGATCACGCACCCGATCGGCACGCACCTGCGCGGCGCGTTCGTGCTGCATCTCACACCGACCGAGTTTGTCGTTGATCGTTCTCGGTCCACCCCTGATGGTGATTTGCATGCCTGACGACGTCGAAGTCCCACTCCCCGGCACGAGCGAGATGGCCCCCGAGCACGACGATGAGGACATCGAGTCCAACCTCGACCCCGAGACCGCCTACTGCTTAGCCAATCTCATCGATGCCGCCAAAGCCCACGGCCTCTACCCGTTCGGCCTTACGCGACAGGCGTTGAAAATCGACGAGACGGCAAGCGATGACGCGGGTTCACTCCGGGACTTCCGGGACTCGTTGCGCGAGCAGCCGGGGGTGAAGCGGGTGACGAAAGAGCGCTTGGCCGCGATGGGGGTTGGACTCGGGAGCGGGACGTGAGCGATGATGAATTAACGACCGGACGTCCGTACACGTTCTGGCGATGCACGCGATGCGGGGTGGTGCGGACTGTTCCGGTCGACGCCGATCTCCCCGCCGAGCAGTGCATGCTATCATCCCCCCTCGGCCACTGCGGCGGGCGGGTTGTGCAGTATGCGGGGCCGGCCCGGCGGCGCGACGGGAGCGGGGCGTGAACAGCAAGCGGTGCGTGTTTTTGCTCACGCTGGACGAACTGGCGCCGGGGTCGACGCAGTTCGAGGGCGATTTCCTGCGATGCCTCTCGACGGACACCCGCCCCGTCCGCGTCGGGGACTCGACGATGCTGTTGTGTGAGGCCCACGAACGGGAAGCCCTAGGCGAGACCGACATCGCCGGCTACGAGGGTGACACCTCGCGATACGGCGCGCCGTGAACCTGACGTGCCAGTGGCCCGCGTGCCGGGAAGCAGCGAAGGCCCCGCTCGAGAATCCCGTGGCCTGTCGCTCGCACTGGTGGCATCTCGCGCCAGTCACCCGCCGCTGGCTCGTCAAACAGTACAGCATGAGCGAGCTCCGGCCCGTCGGGAGCTACGAGCGGGCGCTCTGTCTCTTGCGACACGACGATAAGGGGCTGGCGAAACTACTTGGGGCGGAATGGTCGTAGTCCGTCGCGTTTGACCGTTCTCGGTCCACCCCTGATCTGTCAAGCCCTTAAATAGCCAACCGCCCATCAGGCGGATGCGGCAGCGTCCGTGATGGGCGGGGAGAGCGAGCAAGCACCAGATGGCGGTGTGATAGGTACACACGCGGACGATGCGCGTCAAGTCGTGCACAGAAGTTAGACGTTTCGAGCGGGGCGTCCCTTCGGTTGCGGAACGGGTGTGGATGGGTATCTTGACCGCCCCCAACCTATCACACATCCTTTTCGCCCTGAACCCTCGATGCTCGTTGGTTACGCGCGCATCTCGACCGCCGACCAACACCACGCGCTGCAGCATGATGCGCTCGAGGCGGCCGGATGCGAGAAGATCTTCACCGATACGATCTCGGGCGTCAAGGCCCAGCGGCCCGGGCTCGATGACGCGCTCAAGTTCGTGCGCTCGGGTGATGTCCTCACCGTCTGGCGTTTGGATCGGCTCGGCCGGTCCCTCCCCCATCTCCTAGGGCTGACCCGGGACCTCGCGGACCGCGGGGTGGAGCTCCGGTCCCTCACGGAATCGATCGACACTCGCACCGCGGCCGGTCGGCTCGTGTTTCACGTCTTTGCTGCGCTGGCCGAATTTGAGCGCGATCTGACCCACGAACGGGTCGCATTGGGCCGAGCTGCAGCGCGCGCCCGGGGGCAGTTAGGCGGACGTCCGCCTGTCCTCACCCGCGAACAGGAAAGGGCCGTAGCAGCCCTCGTAGACGCCGGGCACATGTCGATCGCCGGCATCTCCCGGATGTTCAAGTGCTCCCGTATGACCGTCCACCGGGCGCGCGCACGCACCACCCGTTCACCCTCCCACCCAGATGGCGGCAATGGCACATCACCCGAAGGACATGAACCAGGACACCACCCGGTTGGTCGACTGGACCACGCTGGACCCTGACGAGCTCCACGCGTTGGGCTCGCTCGCCCGGACGGTCGGATTCGAGGATACGAGCCGACCGCACGTCTTGATCGATCGCGATCTCTCGGACCCGCTCATGAAAGCCGCGGCCGAGTGGCTATTACTCCACAGGCGGTTTCCCAAAGAGCGCGAGCCCTATTTCTCGCTCATCTGCCGGGCGCTCACGTGGACCGACAACGAGACGTCCGAGGATGATGAGCGCGCGCTCATGCGGATCGCCACGAAGCGCAAAGCCGCGTTGCCGTTGGTGCCCCCCACGCCCGAGGGCTAACCCGTGGCGGCAGGGAACGGCAAACGGCCGGACATCTACGAAGCCAATCGGCGCTACCGGGAAGAACAAGAGCAACGGGACGACAGCACCGAAGACCCGATGCCGGGGTGGCCCGAGCCGCTGGGCGAGGCCGCGTTCCGCGGGTTGGCGGGGACCGTGGTCGAGACGATCGCCCCGTACTCCGAAGCGGATCCGGCGGCGATCCTGTTGCACTTCCTGGTGATCGCGGGGGCGCTGGTCGGCCGGCGGCGCTATATGCCGATCGAAGGGAATCGGCACTGCGGGAACCTCTTTCTTTTGATCGTCGGCGACACCTCGAGCGGCCGCAAGGGCACGGCGTACGGGCAAGTCCGGCGCATTATGGCCGAGGCGTTCCCCGAGTTCATGCGCAAGAATGTCGCGATGGGACTGGCCTCGGGCGAAGGGTTGATCAACGCGGTCCGGGACGCCACCCAGGAAGATCCGGGAGTGATCGACAAGCGGCTTCTGTGCGTCGAGACCGAGTTTGCGAGCGTGCTCCGGGCATTGGACCGCGACGGCAATACGCTGTCGGCCCGGCTGCGACAGGCGTTCGACTCCGGGGATTTCCGGACGATGACCAAGGCGACGCCCCTGATCGCCAGCGATGCGCACGTGGCGCTGATCGGGCACATCACCCCGTCCGAGCTCCGCGTCCGGTTGCAGAAGACGGAGATATCGAACGGACTCCTGAATCGCTTCTGTCTCGCCTGTAGCCGACGATCGAAGCGCCGGCCGCACGGCGGCGTGGTCCCCGAGCGCGAAGTCTACGACTTGGGGGTGGTGATCCGGGAAATGCTCAATGCGAGTATGATGGCCCCGGTCGAGATGGCGCGAGACGCCGAAGCCAATGCGCTTTGGGAAACGCTCTACGACGAGCTAACGGATGGGTACGCCGGCGAGCTCGGGGAAGTGTTGAGCCGGGCGACCGCCCAGGTCGTTCGCTTGTCGATCATCTATGCCACGTTGGATCGGGAGACATCGATCCGAGTCCCGCACCTCGAGGCGGCGATGGCCGTCTGGCACTACGTGGTGCAGTCCGTGGAGTACCTCTTTACTACTCTCAATCAAGTAGACAGAAGGGCGGACGAATTACTGGAAACGATACGGGGGGCGGGAAAGCCAGGGATTACCAGGAACACACTCAGAGATGCAATCGGGCACAGAGTGACGTCGGCTGAAATGGAGCAGGCGTTGAGGAGTTTAGAGGCTCGCGCCCTCGCGAGCCGCATTTTCGCGAAAACAAAAGGCCGACCCGTCGAAACATGGGCCGTACGAGAACTGTCCGAAAAATGAGAATAGATATGGTGGCGGAAAGTGCGGAAAGGCGGAAAGGTCCTAAGTCTATACGTGACATAGACATCTTTCCGCCACATTTTCGGGCGGAAAGTGGGCGGTAAGCCCTATACCCCCCGGGGGTCCCCCCCCTTTCCGCCCACATCTCAACTGTTCCCGGGGCGGAAAGATCTCCTAGGGGAATAAGGACTTAGATGGCTTATCGGTTACCGCACTTTCCGCCCCGGTATACCTTATCGCCCCGCACTGTTAGAGTATCATTTTGGGGGTTCGTTACCGACAAACATCATATCCGTTTATCACTTTCATGACTTCGGTCATCTTTGCTGACAGTTGCTAAACCGTGCATACCGTGTAGACTGGGAGCCCATGACGGGAACCGAACGCCGGTTGTTGTTCAAGGCGAGCTGTAAGGGCAAACGGGAAACGCAGGCGGCGCTCTGTCGGCGGTGGGACTTTTCGGTGACGCACATCACGGATGTCCTCTTAGGGAAACGGCCGGGGAGTGCAGGGCTCAGAGATCGGCTGGCGCAGTACTGCGGGGTGCCGATGGGAGAGTTCTGGGGGAGTGGAGAATCGACCAACAACGGAGAGTCCGGTGGCGTTTGAAATCGTGGTTCTGGATCGCGGGTTTGTCTATGTCGGCGATGTGGAGTCGGAAGGCGATACGCTCGTCATCTCGGGCGCGAAGAACATTCGCTACTGGGGGACGACGAAAGGACTGGGAGAATTGGCGCTTGGCGGGCCGACCCCGAACACGAAGCTCGACGAGGTGGGGACCGTGCGCGCCCCGTCGCGGGCCGTGATCCACCGCATTGACACGGACAAGTCGAAGTGGCCGCCGAAGCGCTAATCGTCACCCTTGACGGCTCCGGCTACGGCTACGGCTCCGGCGACGGCTACGGCTCCGGCTCCGGCTCCGGCTCCGGCGACGGCTACGGCTACGGCGACGGCTACGGCTACGGCTACGGCTACGGCGACGGCTACGGCGACGGCTACGGCTGAGAGAGGCGCTGCAGTTTCGTTTGTTTTTCGGGGTTGTGTTACCAGACGGGCGGCGGGTCGTCTGTAGAGCAGCGGGATGGACCAAGAACGATCAACGGCGAAGGCAACAACTGAGTCTCGGCGCGGCGGTGTTACGGCACCTTGAGCGGAAGGGCAACGGCTAATTCCGCCACTCGTTAGGCCGTGACTGCGAGGACAGACGCGATCTCAGGCTAGGGGGCCGAGCAACCCCAACGCCCACTCACCACCCAGATGCGAGGATGCGGCGATGCAGAATACGACCAGTGAATGCGACCATGGCGTGGCGCTCGACAAGACGTGCGAGAGATGCTGCGAAGCCCTTTGCAACGTGTTGGTTCCTGAGTCCTACCCCCACTCCCCCGAGCGCTACGCGGCGGACATCCAGAGAGCCGAGTCGTACCTCGCCCGGAACGGGGAGACTATCAAGCTCTCACCCGAGCGCATCGAGATGATCCGAGCACATCTGCGCGGGGATGAGACCTTCACGGCAGGGACGATCTACGCAGGCGGGACGCCGACCGGCTCTAGCGTCTGTGCGGGCGGTGGCGTCAGCACCGGGACTGGCACATGAGCAGCACCGCAACGCCAGTCATCCACAAGTACGAGGGCCAGTACGGTCTCGTCGTCTGGCCTGCCGATGCGAAACGGTGGCGCGGACGTGAGAATGCCCCGCCAGCTCAGGAGTGCGTGACCATCCGCTGGGAGTCGTTGCCGCCAACCGCCGGCGCGCGCTATCGGCCGCGGGGCCGCTACATCATCCGGTTTCATCTCGATGGGCTAGAGATGCGCATGCACCCGGGAGCGCTTGCGGGTTGGCTTGAGGCACGGGAAGGGCGACGGATGGATACGATGTCTGTGGGCGGCGCGACCGCTGGGGTGGGGACCTGATGTGTAAGGCCACGGGGCCGTGCGACTGTGACGTCTGCACGAAGGAACGTGCGGGCGCGACGGTGACCGCAGCTCTCGATCGTGTGAAACGCGGAGAGTCCGGGCTCGTCGAGACGCTGGATGCACTGGCAGGGGACGCCATCGAGCGGGGAGCCGAAGAGATCGGGCGCCAGACGGGAGCGGCCATCAAACACGCGGACCTCGGTGCCGCGGGCCGGTTCGCCTTCGCGGTACTCATCCAGCACGGAGAGAGCGACGAGCCGATACGTGACATGATGGCGACCGACCTTGATGAGGCGATTCGCCGCGCGTGCACGTGGGCCCGAACGTGGGGAAAGACCGCCTACGTCTACCATCTCTTAACGATCGCCGAGCCGTCGTACCACCTGACGGACCTGAGAGAGAAGGCCTGAAAATGGGGCTCGACGTATATCTCAGTCGCCGAACAGGCACCCATGACGACGGGAGCTTCGTGGGCGACTCGATCGAACAGCGGAGCACCATCGCACCCGATCATCTCTTTAAGATCGGATATTTTCGGTCGAGCTATAACGATGCCGGGATCAACAGCACACTCCGTCGCTGGGACATACCGGACCTGTACGCGATCTTCGAGCCCGGGGAGCGATACGAGTTCGTGCCCGACTGGAAGGCGGCGCGCGATCGTTGCGACAAGAGCATCGCGTTACTCGTGGAGTTCCTGTCATCGTTCATGGGCAAATACGATTGCATGGCCGTCTCGGGCTTCGATGCCGTGCCAAGCGAAGAGACCGCGCTCGCGATCTTCGCCAAGCAATCCGCAGCGGCCGGGCGGGGCGAATGGGGCGGGGGGTTCAGTAACAGGGAAGGGGTTTTCTATCTCCAGGGCATTAAAGCATTCGCGTTTATCGATGGCAGCCGATTTAACCAACGCTGCACGTACGTTATTTACGAGCGCCCGCCTGAGGATGGCCAGCACTACCTCACGTCACTGCGCATTGTACGCGAGACCATCGACTATGTGCTGGCGGAACCCGAGCCGACGCAGTTCTATCTGTCGTGGAGTTCGTGAACGATGCGAAGCACCCCTCTCCGTCCCTCTCTCAAGCCCATCCCCCGCTACACGGCATTACGGCCCGTGGGGCCGGCGAAAGCAAAGCGCGATGCCAAGTACAAGAAGTACATGGCGAGCGCGGCGTGGAAGAAAAAGCGCGATGCCGTCATCGCACGAGCGGCGGGCAACTGCGAGCGGTGCGGGACTCCGTTCGCCGACCAGGGCGTGACGACCTGTCACCATGTGACGTATGTCCGATTTGGGCATGAGCGACTGACGGATCTCATCGCGATCTGCTGGGCCTGTAATGAGGACTTCCACGGGAACGCGTACTGGCGATCACGGCATCGGAGAATCACATCATGAGACGCCCCATCGATTTCGGTGTGGTCGGCGCCTTCGCCTTCTTCGGTCTCGTCTGCGGGATCTGCGGCTATGCGATCGGATGGGATCAAGCGTGCGTTCCAACATCACCAGTAAGGACATCCGGGATAGACCACGAACGGTCAACGGCCAGTGCCATCTGCGTGCAAGAGTCGGCGTGGCGGGACGGGCTGACGGTCGCGTGTGCGCGAGAGCTAGATCGATGATCCGCGATGCGCTCTGGGCGTATATACTCGTCCGCGCGGCACTCCTCGTCAGCCTCGTGACGTCCGGCGTGTTGCTGCGCCTCAACGGCCGGCTGATGCGCGAATTGGCCGAGTGTCGCTCCGCGAAGCGAGTCGCGCGATGACATCGTACGCGAACACGCAGTACGACGACCAGGGGCGCGCTCGGGGGTTCGGCGAGTTCGATGTCGTCTGGGATCCGGCCACGAGGACCAACCGCGTATTAACTGAGGGAGACCTACGACCGATGCGCAACCTGCAAGGCCACGGCTTCATCGTCGTCTCGACGGATGGCCAGTTGATCTCCGAAGAATTGGCGACGTACGACGACGCGCTGGACAAGGCGGCCGAGTTCTTGGACGCTCCGAAGCCCGGCGTCGTGATCTACGAAGCCCTGGGGCTCATCCGGCCGCGGCGGGATGTGGTGGCACGGATGACGAAACGCGGGGCCGAGCTCGAAGCGCAGCGGACGACCAAGTCATTGCCGATCCCGAGAGACTACGAAGGGGAAGCGCAAGACGAAGTCGACGAGATCGCGCCAGCGAGCGACGAACCAAAGCCCGCCGAGCGTACAGGGCACGAGGTCGCAGGCACGGCATACGATGCTGGCGCGGCCGCTCACGAACTGGTGGGGCGCGACAAGAAGCCGCGCCGAGAACTGTGACGGTCCGCGCCTACCTCTGCATTTTGATCCCGCTCGCGAGCGGGTTGTTGTGTCATTGGAGGTACCGGCAGTTGTCAGGGATGCCAACGAATTCCATGCCCATCCATCGCCGGCAACAGGCGCTTTTCCGTACGGCGTGGTTCTGCTACGGGATGGCTGCGTGCAGCCTCGTGTTGTTCGTGACCTGGGCGGTGACGTGAGCGATCGCATGGCGTTGGTACTCAGATGCCTCGCGGCCGGCCTTTGGGGCGGGTTCTTCCTGCAAGCGTGCGAAGCGCGGGTCGCCGTCTCCTCGCATGCGGCCGACTCGGCGCGCGCCGAAGGGGAGTCCCTCCCCCGGATGCGGGCCACGCACATCTCTGACCCTGAACCCGGACCCATCGAGCACGTGAAGGGCTATCGTATCTTTCAGGCGGGAGACTGTACCGTCTGGCGGTTCCAAGACTCAGTCGGGATACACTACCTGGCGGAAGGGCGGAACACATCGTTTAGCCCAGCCAATCACGCGCAAAACGCGCTCGCGTGTTCTGTGGCGCGATGAGCGGAGAGAAGCAAGTCATGGCGATATTTCGCCGCCGAGAAGCCCTGGGCGGGATGGATGAGGTGCGGGTCTACTCATTCCCTGGCGATTTCTACTGTTTCGCGCAACGGGTCGGCGATACGTCGAGCTCTACTCCCAAGCTCGACTTCCTGTCGTTGGCTGATATGCTGACGTTCTGTGGGTATGTGCGAGGGGATTCACCATGAGCAAACTACGCCCCGAGTGCACGACGGGTACGAAACCGGCAATCCCTGACGATACCGCGCTCTTTCTCATCCGCGATGCGGTAGCAAGGCGCAAGTCGCTCATCTACGGGAAGCTTCACGATGGGAAGGGCCACCATTGCGCTATCGGCGCGTTCTGGGACGACAACCCGAATGCGACGCTGACGTTTCGGCTGATCGACGAGGTGGCGACGGTGAATGATTCGGTAGGCCCGACTGCCACGGCGCGAGAGCGGTGGCAAAAGGTCAACGAGTGGTTGCGCTGGAAGATCAAACGCCTAGCCGGAGCAACGTGAAACCGAAGCCCAGGGGTGGACCGAGAACGGTCAAGCGCAAGGTCCAACGTGAGCGCGACGCGATTGCCGAGCGACTGACCACAGCGGACCTCGATGCGCTGGCCGGCCGGACAGACCCCGTCAACATCGCCGGCCCTTACGAAGAAGCGACAGGCCTCGACAACATCGTCGACGGCCAACCCATCCCGCCTCCGACTGCCGTGCCCTTCTCGCCCCAGCCCGCCCCCTGGTCCTGCCAGTGCGGCGTCGATCGCAACAGCGCCTTGGTCGACGAGTGTCCCGTCTGTCACACCAAACGCCCCTACGAGTACACAGCGCCTAAACCGGTACTGGCTGTGCCATCGGACTATCCCCAACCGGGAGAGTCGATGGCAGACTACGCGGCACGGATGCAGCAGGGGAAACTCGCCGATACGACGAAAGACGTGACAGTCGAAGGCGGCATCCAGACGGCCGACCCCGGCCGCGCCCGCGAGCTGCCCGACCCGAAAGGCATGCTGGCCAAAGGCTACGCGAGCCCCATCCAGTTCGCCGGCCCCGTCGGCTCGGTCGACGTGGACCCGTTGGTCTTACAGATGGCGCTCGACGTCGCGAACAAAGCCGCACAGACAGGCGTCGTGCAGTCGGTGACGGTGGGACTCAAGAACCCATCGCAGGCGAGATGCATCGTCCGGTTTGATCTCGATGTCGCATCGGTCCCGTGGCCGAGAGGAGTAAAAGATGAGGGCTAGCGGGGTGGACCAAGAACGGTCAACGGCCAGTTCACGGACATGGGATCTCACGCTGCCGGGGACGGGCGTCGTCGACTACGCGTTCTCTCCGAAAGACAAGGGCCAGCGCGCGACGATCACGCTGTTCACTGTAGGCGGTCGACTACCGCAGCCCGGCGATGCCGTGATCATCCCACACCACAAGGACCGCCGACCCGGCGCCGAGACGGCGCGTTATCGCGTAGTCGCGACGCGTCGACCATCCGATCCGGGAGACATGGGATTTTGCGATCTCGAGTTCTGGCCGCGAAAGGCAAACGTCGATGCCTAGGCACCTCGCCACGATCGGCCGGCTGACGGTCTGGCTCAACGAGCAAGTGCCATCGAGCATGGAAGACACGGTCTCTGTGCAACTCGTCCCCGATTCCAAGTACGGCGCTACGCTGGATCTCGATGAGTCCGTCGAGTTAGCCCGGCTCTTGATCAAGACGGCGGCGCAACACGGATGGGGGGCGGATGAAGATCGACAAAGAGTCATCGCGTGGGCACAGGTGAAGAAATGAGCGAGGCATCAGGGGTGGACCAAGAACGGTCAACGACGGTGCCGCCGCATTGGTGGCTCGCGCGGCTAGAAATGACCGAGTCCGTCCGCCTGGGCGAGCACGACGCCGTGCGGCTCAGTAGCGCCGAGCGGGCCGTCGAGGGCATCAACATGGCCGATGCGCTCAACGTGGCGGTCTCTTTACTGCGCGATCAGATCCGCCCGTGTCGGTCCATTCTTCTCCGCATCGATGGCCCCGTTGACAGTTCGTGGCTTGACCCGCAGGCGAAGAAGTCGTGATCGTGCTCGCGGCGTGCATCGCGTTGGTCGTCGGTCTCGGGGTGGGCGCCGGCGCCGAGCGGTACCTCTTTCGCCGCAAGCACAGTCGCGCCATCTCGGCGCTCGGCCGGATGATCGGAGGGCCCAAAGGGCGCGTGACCTATTCGTATCAGCATCCGAGCGGGAAGGGTGAAGCGGACATCTTGAACTTGATCCCGCCCGAGGACCGGACCTCGCTCATGGATCTATGGAGGGACGCGCGGTGATCACGCTCGCCGTCATCGGCGTCGCCCTCGGCCTGCTGGGCGCAGGATTCGGGCTCGGCGGTCTCCACGCCAACCGGAGATGGCGGAAGTACATCGACAGCCGGCGGGTGCACGGCTCACGCTCGGTCCAGTGGATCCGAGATACGATCGCGCATCTGCCAGAGCACGAGACCGTTTACCTCGGGCTCTCAGACGAAGAAGCCCGCGCGCGGTACGGACGTCGTCTTAATTTCCCGTTCTCGGTCAAGCTATGATGTTGCCGGACGGGAGATCGCACGAGGAGTTTGACCGCGACCGTAAGGCGTTCGAGGATCATCTCGACAAGTGCGAGCAGTGCGAGAACCACCCGTTCGCGATGTGTCCGATCGGTATCATGAAGCTTCGCGTCGCGGCACTGGGCGCGAGCCCCCGCCGTTGATCGTTCTCGGTCTATCCCATGAGGTGGTATTTGTGAAGTACCGCGCCACGCTCACCATCGAACTGGAAATACCGGACGACTATTCGGGCCTCGCCTCGCAAGCGCTTGACGGGATCATCGACCGGATGCAGTACGACTATTACGGCAACCGCATCACGCGCGTCAGCTATACCGATCTCGCCCCCGTCGTTGACCCTTCTCGGTCTATCCCATAGCCTTGATTTTCTCATGCCCCAGCCCCCCGCATTGCCCGACGCGGTCGCCTTCCGCGAGATGTGCTTAAAAGCGAACGACCGAAGCCAGCAGGCGCAGTTGATGATGGAAATCTCAGATGAGAAAGCCGGCTACTTCATCGCCCAGTTGCCGAACAAGTTCGCGTTAAAGCCGGTGGTCGTCTTCTTGGATGCCCAGGCGTTAGAACTGGCGTGCGCCAGCTGGCTCATCACCAGAAACAAGCTCGCGCAGCAGATGGAAGCCACGCTCGGACAAGCGGTGAAGGAATAGCATGCCACTCGATCCGCACGCGGCGCGCACGGACCTCACCACGCGCGAGTGCGCCAAGATCATCGGCGGCACCCTCGGCGGCCTCGTCGGGATGACGCAAGACGCCGAGGTCCGCGACGCGATCCGGTGGTGGGCGTCCCTCTCTGATGAGCAGTGGGCCGAAGTGATCAAGATGATGCGTTCCGCCGCGCAGGGCACATCGACGTTCATCGGCAAGAAGGGGCTGCACTAATGCCACGGAAACGGGCGGTCAAAGTGGGGTCGGTGCCTGACGGGGGCGGGGTGACGGTCACTGTTACGCCTGAAACAGAGCCGCACCCGGAGATCCCCAGCGACGAGCAAAAGGCGGCGGACGCCGAGCTGGCGACGCTCGAGACGGAGAACCCGCGCGGATCTCATGTCGTGCTCTGGCGCGTGCACCGGATGACAGGGCAGAAAAGCCGGCTGGGAAAATTCACCACGAACATCGTCGACGGCGATTGGGTGGCCGACCAGTTTGGCGGCGGGAAGTTCACCGGGCAGAAGTTCCGTCCGAAAAAGTCGGGCGGATTCGAGTACGCGGGCGTGATCGAGTTTGACATCGACGAGGCTCTGTTTCCGCCCAAGGTGCCATCGTGGGCGCCGGGAGCCGCGAAGCCCGCCACCGGACCCGTGTCGAATGGCGACGGCACCGCCGCGGGTGTGCGTGTTGGCGGTGCTGATCTCATCGAAGCCGGCATCTTGCAGCTCTTCCAAGCCTCGCAGGGCATGCAGCAGATGCAGACGCAGATGATGATGGCGTTCATCGAGAAGATGTCCCACACGCCGGAGCGGAAAGAGACGGACCTCATGCCGCTCATCGTGGCGCTCATCGAGAAGCGCAAAGACCCGATGGAGATCGCGCGCGAGCTGTTCGAGACGACGAGCAAGGCGAACGCACGCGCACCTGAACCGCCCTCGGCGATGGTCGATGCGTTGGCGCTCATGGACCGGTTCGAGGCCCGCGCGCGACGGAACGCGGGCGCCGCCGCCGATCCCGCGGATGACACGTGGCTCGGCTACTTGAAGACCGCGACCCCAGAAGTCGTAGGGCTGTTCAAAGAGTTCCTGTCGACGCGCGCCGACTTGGCTCGCCGCGGGATCGATCCGGCGACCGGCCTCCCCGTCAATGGGGCGGGTGCTGTCGCCGGAGCTCCGGCCGCACCGCCGTCGCTACCTCCCCCCGCTCCCGCGCCCACGGCCTACATGCCACCCGAAGCGGTGGCCGCAGCGGCGGGCGTCACCCCGTCTGTCGTCGTCTCAGGGCCCGTCACCGATCCCTCTATGCCGTTCTGGGCGCCGTTCTTAAAGCCCTTCGTGGCCGAGTTCCTAGACTATGCCAAACGAGGGAAAGACCCGAAGGCATGCGCCGACTTACTCCTCACCCGGCTTGAGCTCAACGACCAGCTCGAGTTAGCCGCGCCACTCATCGACGACTCGACGTTCGGGGCGCAGTTCGTGAAAGCGTTCCCGGAGTTTCAGCCGTATGCGGTGTGGGTGGAGATGATGCTCCAGGCGGGACGAGAGGACTTGAGCCAGAGCGATGACGGGGAGAGCGACACGGAGTGACGGCGCCTACACGGCCGGTCATGCGTTATCACGGGGGCAAATGGCGGCTCGCGCCCTGGATCATCTCGTTTTTCCCGCCGCATCGCGTGTACGTCGAGCCGTTCGGTGGCGCGGCCTCAGTGCTCATGCAAAAGCCGAGCAGCTACGCGGAAGTCTATAACGATTCGTGGGCTACGGTCGTCAACGTGTTTCGGGTATTGAGGGATCCGGCGCAAGCGGTCGAGCTGTGCCGATTAGTGCGGCTCACCCCGTACGCCCGCGATGAGTTTATCGAGGCATATCCGGACACCAGCGACCCAATCGAGAACGCTCGCCGTACGCTACTCCGGTCGTTCGCGGGGTTCGGCAGCGCGTCGACCAACGGCGAATACGTCACGGGGTTCCGCGCGAGCAGCCATCGCTCGCACACAACCCCAGCTCACGACTGGGCGCATTATCCCGACGAGATAGCGGCGTTTGTGGTGCGGCTGCAAGGCGTGACGATCGAAAACCGGCCCGCCGGCGATGTGATTGTGCAGCACGATAGCCGCGATACTCTGTTTTATGTCGACCCGCCCTATCCTCACAGTACCCGCAACATGCGACGGGGGAACGCGGCCTACGCGCACGAGATGGGAGACGATGACCATCGTCGTTTGGCGGCGCTATTGCACGCGGTGCGGGGGATGGTGGTGCTCTCCGGGTACCCCTGCGACCTCTACGACCGCGAGCTACTCCCCGAATGGGAAAGGTTCGAACGCCCGCACATGGCCGATGGCGCGCGGCCCCGCACTGAAGTGGTGTGGCTCAACGCGGCCTGCAGCGCGGCCCTGGTTCGCGCTCGCTCCCAACTCAGCTTACTTGACGCCGAGCCCGTAGCCCCCTGATTGTCCGGATGTGCCCGCCCCCCGCGTTCTCTCCCACGACTGGATCGGCGATGACGACTTGGGACGGATGCGGACGCTGGGGAAGATGCGGAGTCTCGTCCGGTCCGGCTCAGCGAACCGGTATGTGCGAGCTGTCGGGGCGCTGGTCTGCCAGACGCATCGCACACGATCGCCGATTGAACTTCGCCTGCGCGCACAGCTCATCCGCGCCTGGTGCGAACGATCGATCGACTTCGAAAACGACCCCGCCGGCGTAGAGCTTTTATACGCTCCGGAGTACCTGGCGCGGCTCGCCTTGGCCGGCATCCGCATCCGCTGTGACTGCGATGACGTGGCCACGTTCTCCGGTGCGATAGCCTATTCGGTAGGACTATCTGTCCAGTTCCGCGCTGTCAGCTTCCTTGACAGGCGTGCCCCCTACGCACATGTATTCACGGAATTAGACCCTGGCGGCGGCGGCCAGTTGGTCGACGTGGACATCACGCGAGCACAACAGGGGTTGCCGCCGTGCATCTCGAGGGAGATGGTCATCAAGGTGTAGACTCGCGAGCGTACAACCGCCCTGAGCGGGCCGTGTGCCGCTAGTCGCGCGGCGGACCTACCGATCCCGCGGCATGGGTGCCAGCGTGGCCTTTCAGGCCCCGGTCACGATGCAGGTCCGCCCAGCGCCGCCCCCGCCCCGGAGTACGACCGGGACGCCGAGTAAGCCCCCGACGTCGATCTTCTCCGTGCCTGGGTTCCCCGGCGTTCCGATCTTTCAGGTGCCGCGGACGATCATCCAGGGGATCGTCAAGCAGTCGGGGCTCCCGACCCGGATTCGTCCGGCGTCGCTCCCGCCGACGCCCTACGACCCTACGAGTCCGTATCCGCCCCCGCCGCAGCCGACGTTCCTGCCCTCGGGTGGGAATGTGCCCTCGATCACTGGGGTGCTGACGGCGCCCGTGCAAGGGCCGGGGATCTCGGACACGGGCGGCGCGCCGCCGCTCCCGCCGTCGATCGCTGCGGGTGGTGGTGGTGGTGGCGATGGCAGTGGTGGCGGTGGAGCTGGCGGCGTGACCGTCTCGGGCTCCGCGCAAATCCCGTGGCTCACGCTCGCCTTGATCGCCGGCGGCCTCTACCTCGTGACGCGATGAGGGCCCTATGACGATGCACATGGTGTCCTACGCGCAGAACGTCTCGCGGCGCGGGATGCTGCGCGGCCGGCACATGGGCGCCTACCCCACGCGATCGGGCATGGGCCAAGGGTTCGACTTCTCACAAATCTTCGGCGGCTCCTCGTCGGGCGGATCGAATCAGACGCTGACGACCGCGGGCAACGTCGTCGGCGCCGCGGTCGGTATCCCCGGCGCCGGATCGATCGCGTCAGGGGTGGTCTCCACCGTCCAGTCGATCTTTGGCGGCAACGCCGCCACCGGGAAAGACGCCGAGCGGCAAGCCCACGTGTACTCGATCTACGAGACCGCGATGACGGCCCCAGGGTCCGCGCCATCCGTCGACGCCGTGATCGAACTCTACGCGATCGCGACGCAGCAGACGGACCCGGTGACGGGCGTCGTCGAGAACAACCCGCAAGCGACCAGGACGTACGCGCAGCAGGCATTGCTCACGCTCGCGACGCAGGGCTGGCAGAATGTGAACTCGATGCAACCCCGGTTCACGGGCGTGCCAGCGTCGGGCGTCGTGTACGGGAGTGATCCGACGACGGGACAAGCGGTGATCGTCGGGCAGCGGCCGATTCAAGGGGCGGGGCTCGCGGGGATGTCACTCACGACGTTGCTCGTGCTGGGCGGGATCGCGTACGTCGTCTTAGGCCGCGGCTCGCGCGCGACAGCCACCGTGCATCACGCGTCGAGCAATCCGCGCCGGCGGCATAACCGGAAACGCAGTCGTCGCCGGAGAGCCAGCCGATGACGATGGTGGCGCCGTACACGACGGGAGCCCTCGCGGGTTTTGGACGTCGACGTCGGGCGCTCATGCGCGCGTACCCGCGCAACTCCGGCATGGGCCAGCACTGGTACGATGGGCTCGTCAACTGGGCGCAGAACGTGGCGGGAGGACTGCCCGCGGACGCGCCAGAGGCGGGCGGCGGGTCCGTGACGGTGAACGGCGTGACGACCTACGTCGACTCGTCCGGGAACCCGTCGTCGACTTACGACCCGAATGCGGGAACGACGCCATCGATCATCCCGCCCGGCGTATTGCCCACGATCCCGACGTGGGTCTGGTGGGCGCTCGGCGCGACCGCGGTCGCACTGCTCCTCGGGTTCTCCGGCGTCGGGAAGCTCATCCCGCGCGCGAACCCGATCCATCGCCGGCGTCATACTCGTCGGCGTTCCCGGTCGAGGCGCTGACGTGTGCCTCGCGCGATGCGCTTCGAGGACCTCTCAGTCGGCGATGACTTCACGTTCGCAGACTGCGGACCACGCCCACGTCTCTATTTCAAATCTGGGGCGCGAGACGCGGCGGAATCGCACGACTCCGGTTCGCGCCCAGGCTTCACGCCCGTCGACGGAGACCGTCTCGTGCATCGCGCGAACGGCCGCACCCGCAATCCCGCGCTCGTGGTCGTCGGCAATCCGCCGCGCGGCAAGGGCATCGTCATCTCGCATAACGTGCAAGCGCTCCTCTATCTCCGCGATGATGACGGCGTCCCCTACGTCCACGCCTTCGGCTACGGCGAAGATGAAGAGCCGCCCGAACCGAAAGAACGCGGGGACACGCTGATGTTGCGCGGGCTGAAAGACTCGACGGGCGTCGAAGCCGTGCTGCTCTCGGACGGCTCCATCCTCTTGCGTGGACCGGTGAGATGACATGGCTCGACGTGTCCCTCTCTGGCTCACCGATGCAACCGGCCGCTCCTGGGTCAACAACCCCGCGCTCGTGGTTGTCGGCAACCGTCCGCGCAAAAAGTCCCGTTCACCTTCCCGCTCGAGATCTCTAATGGCCAAACGCGCCCGTAAGCGCAGAAAGCTCCACGGCGCCGCGCTCGCCGCCCACCAGCGGAAGGCGAACCGTGGCAAGCGCCGTCGCACGAACCGCCGTCGCGCCCATGCGCGGACATCGGCGCGCACCGCGCCGGCCCGTCGCTCCAATCGCCGCCGCGCCACCGCGCGTCGCCGCTCCAACGTCTCTCACTCCCGCCGGAGGGTTTCCGTGGCTACCCGTCGCCGCCGTCGCTCCAACTCGCACCACACCACCCGCCGGCGCCGTCGCCACAATGC